ACAGGTGAAATATTACTTGAAAATCTAACGACCAAAACAATTTTATCAGTAGGAATATCTAAAGATTATTTTAGATATATAGCAGATGGTCTTGAATTAGTTGAGTATGAGTCTGGAAATGCAATGAACGAAAGTAAGTCTATCGCTTTGCAAAGCGCTATAGAAATTGGTATTGTTGACATTATAAACCAGGGTAGTGAAAAAGGGTTTTGGACTTTTACGGAGAAAGAATGAGATATTTATTTATTCTTTTATTTTCAGCTACCTTGTTAGCTGATAATGAAATTTATGTGGATCAAAGCGGCTCTAATGCTTCTATTGATCTTGAACAGCTAGGATCTACCAACCTTATTGGTGGAACTTCGGCTTCCTCTGGCTCTATGACTGCTTTGGATTTAGACGGAGCTACTATGGTGCTAGACATTAACCAAATAGGATCTAGTAATATTTTTAGATCAGATGCTATAGACGGCGGTAACTTTACAGGTTTTTTTGAGTTTGATGGCGATAGCAATGTTTGGGACTTATTGATGAACTCAACAGGTCTTAGTTCAACAGACTATGTAAATTTGAACATCGATGTTACAGGCTCAAGCAACACAGCTGACATAAAAATTGGTGAAGATGATGACGCAAGTTATTTGGACTTGGATTGGATTATTACTGGCGACAGCAATGATTTCGATTTCGATATTGATTACGAATATGCAACAAATTATATGGACATAAACGGATCAACTAACACAGTAAACTTTACCGGTAGTGGCTATGGTGCAAGCTCAAGCGACGCTGGATATTTTTATCTTGACCTGGATGGCAGTGGTAATACTTTTAACATAGAACAAACATCTACTTTAGCTCGTGACTGGCTTAAAATCATATCTAACACTTCTAATTCTAATATCTGCGTCGTTCAAAGCGACGGCGGTACAAGCACAAGTTGCTAGTATCGGTGATATTACCGAATTAAAAGGTTATGGGCAGGTAGTAAGAGGCCAGGCATATCCAGCTGAATTAGATTTTGATATTGCCTCAAACGATGAGGTGCAAACACGAGCTGGTCGTGTAGCTATAACTTTTCTTGATGACAGCACAGTTAAACTCACCGAGCACTCACAACTACTGATTGATAAATATGTTTTTGATCCAAACCCAGATAAATCAGAAATGGCTTTGCAATTTGCCAGCGGTACTATTCGTTTTATATCTGGCAATGTAAATAAACTTAATAAAAAAAATATAACTCTATCTACGCCGACTTCACAGATTTTTGTGAGAGGCACGGATTTCACAGCCACAGTAAACGAGCTTGGCGAAAGTTTGATAATTCTTTTGCCCGATCAGTTTGGCGACGCTAGTGGCGAAATATTAGTAACAACCGCAGCAGGCCAGGTTGTATTAAATAAACCCTACCAGGCTACTACTACAACTGTTTTTGAAAGCACACCATCTAAACCTGTTACTTTGGATATATCATTAGAGTTTATAGATAATCTGCTTATTGTTTCACCGCCGAAACAAGAAGTGTCAGAGGAAGAAGTACAGCAAACACAAACCGCTGATTACTTAGATTTTACAGACTTAGATGTGGATTTATTAGCAGAGGATTTATTAGAAGAAGATCCAGACTTTGATTTTACAGAGCTTGATATTGACCTATTAGATGTAAATTTTCTTGAGGATTTGTTAGATGTTATTGATGACTTAGACACGGAGGAAGAAGAAGACCAGCTTACTAATTTTGTTGCTGGTATAAATATAGCAGGCACAGCTGTTGGTCAAGACAGAGATACACAAATAACCACACTAATTCAAGGTAGCCAAGTAAAACTAATTCGTACAGTAAATCAAAGTGCCCAGGTTCTTGTAAATGGAGATCAGTCTTACACAGTAATTTTTATACAAGACGGCGTATCTAAGGTTGTGCAAATAAACGGCACAGGCAACTCAAGCATAACAATAAGGCAAGGATCTTAATGAAAAAAGTAATATTCACGACATTTATAATACTTTTACTACCACTGTTGTTTCAGTTATACCCTTTACAGATTTTAAAGCTACAAACATTTGATGCTTTTGTAGAGAAACAACAACCAAGTGGCAACTTTGTGATTTTAAGTATCAGCGAAGAAGACATAGAAAAAGAGGGTGGTTGGCCTATTCCCAGAAGTCGTTTAGCACAAATACATGTAGATCTATTAAATGCGGGTGCGCTTGGTGTGGGTTGGGTAGTTAGCTTTCCACAACCCGATCGTTTCGGTGGCGATGAAGTTTTTTTAGAAGCATTAAGTTATGGCCCATCTGTTTTATCTATGTATGAATATAACAATGGTGAGTACCCACCTACCACGGGCACTGTTTTGCTCGGTGACAATATATCTGGAATTTCTGCCTCTGGAGTCGTAGAAAATACACAAATATTACAATCTCTCCCCCAAGGTATTTCCTCGGCTCCAACAGAGGTGGATAATCTAGTAAGACGCATACCTTTGTTGTATCAAACACCAGATGGTTTTGTACCAAGTTTTGGAACCGAAGTGTTAAAGATGCTAGTCGGAGCAAAAACTTACATAATTAAAGGTGACGAAAATGGGATTCAACAAATTACTGTGCAAGGTTTATCACCTGTTGATGTAGACCGCTTGGGTAGAAAATGGGTGTCCTGGGTAAAAACACCAGAAACCACATTAGAAGAAATGGATGTCAACGGCAAATATGTTTTTGTTGGAGTAGATGCCGCAGGTATCATGCCACAAGTTGCAACGCCAGCTGGATTACTTGAGCCACATAAAATTCAAGCTGCATTATCTGAGTCAATTTTGTTAGAAAACTCACCCTATATTCCAGATTGGGCGATTGCGGCCGAAATTTTAATTTTCTCGATTTTCGTGCTCACCATTTCAATTCTCCTTGCATATCTCAACATGACTAAGGGTTTGGCCTTCGGTGCAATTTTTGTTGCCTCTACGGGCGTCTTAGGCGTTTTTAGCATCAAAAACGGCATTTTATTAGACTTTTCTTGGACTTTTGTATCAGAAATGGTTATGAGTGGCGTGGTTTTCTATATGCGCTTCCGAGAACAATATAAATTGCGTTTAGAAATTAAAAAACAATTTGAACATTATTTGGATCCACGACAAGTTAAACAGCTCCAGGATAATCCAGATTTACTTAAACTCGGTGGCGAGAAAAAATATTGCAGTTATCTTTTCACCGATTTGCGCGGCTTCACTTCGTTAAGCGAAAAATTATCACCAGAGGAAGTTACAGATATTATGAACAAAACTTTGACTGTCCAGGTAAACGCAGTGCAAAAGTTAGGTGGAATGACAGACAAATTCATCGGGGACGCAGGGATGTTTATTTTTGGAGCGCCCTTAGATTTAGAAGACCATGAAACCAAAGCAGTGCAAGCTGCAATAGATATACAAGAAGGTATAGCTGAACTTAATAAAACACTCACTACTCCAGTCCAAGTAGGCGTAGGTTGTCAGTCTGGGTATGCCGTAGTTGGTAATATGGGTAGCGATTCTCGGTTTGACTATTCTGCTATTGGCGATCCTGTCAATACAGCAGCCAGACTTGAAAGTGCAACAAAAGAAGTCGGCGAAGATATATTGATTGGACACAAGACTGCAAAAAATTGTAAACTTGTATTAAAATTACTAAAACCTATTAGCGTAAAAGGTAAAAAAGATAAATTAGAGATATGGACAGTAAATGAGTAAAGTATTTTTAGGCGTAATTGGCGTGCTGGTTTTATTGTGTAGTTTTTTATACTGGCAAAACAGTAGACTGTCTGCTCTCAATGATGCTTTTGAACTCAGAGATGCAGAGCAAAAAGCTGCAATAGAAAATTTACAAAACGATTTTACCTTACAAACTAACTCTTTATTAGAATTACAATCAAAAAATCAAGAAATAGAAGCGGAAATGTCAAGGTATCTTGACATTTTCAAACGACATAACCTGTCTAAATTAGCTATAGCTAAACCTGGACTAATAGAAACTAGGGTAAACAATGGGACAAAAGATGTATTCGATAGCATTGAAAAAGATACTGCTGGTATCGACGATCTCGATAGCGGTTTGCAGTTGCAGCCTAATTCCGAGCAATAAAGTAGAAGTAATTAGTAAACCAATAGAACGTAAGATTGTGCAACCAATTTTGCCTAGAGCTGTGGATTTAAAAGATCCGTATTGGTATGTAGTTTCCGAGAAAAACATAGACGAATTTTTAGAGCGTGTAGAACAAGAGCACGGATCTGTTGTATTCGTTGCTATGTCTGTCCCAGACTATGAGCTTATGTCTTATAATATGCAAGAATTAAAAAGATATATTAAAGAACTGAAAGAGGTAGTTGTTTACTATAGAAAAGTAACCACTAATGAAGGAGAGGGTAATGAGTAAATCACCAGACGCTTTTGTTTACAAATGCAAATTAAAGTCAGTAACCGATGGAGATA